TCCACTACATTAGGACTATTGTAAATACTAAGAGGTTTACCTTTTTGATATTCTTTATAATCATTCAGGTATCTTTCCATCATAGTCCAGCCATAATCCATTTGTTCTTTTGTAATTCTAAATACCTTAGATGCATAAGGTTGTACTTTCTCTTGGGCTATGAATAAGAAATCAGTAACTTCATATCCAGCCATCTCAACTCCTCTTCTATAATAAGCAGCTTGCATATCATAGCCATACTTCTTAACTGAATAATTAAAAGCATGAGGTTCGCAAGATAGTGTAGTTTTATAATCAATGATAACTATCTTGTTATCTGAGTTAGGTTCATCTAAAGGTGGACACATAACATCAGGTCTGCATTTACATAGCACATCATCTTCATACCAGTAGATACTTGCTTCAGGTATCTTGCCTTTTGCATTTAGATAAGCATTACCCTCATATATCAAGTTCTCTTTCATGCCAGTAATAATCTCAGCTTCATCTTCTTTTAATACTATGAATCCTTGCTCTTCATATTCAGCCTTCTCTTCTTTATATGCTTTGGTATATGGAGAACCTGTAAGCACCCTGACTTCTTTATCAAATGCTTCCTGTCCTTCTACCAATAAAGAATGAGCTGCTGTTCCAAACTTTAGTGCTGGAGTAGATTCAGAAGTATAGTTGACTGCATGAAGTTGGGATTGCCCAAACCTTCTAACATAACTACTGCTGATTCCTACACTTGCATGATAGTCCTCATTGGGTAGGTCTTTATAAATAAGAGCCTGACCCTTTTGTTTAGATTCAAAGTTTTTAAGTGATTCTATTTTCATCTTGCTAATCCTAAAATGTATCTAACTTCATCTAGTGAATCTCTAACTTTGTATTCATCACCATTGACTTCAACTATGACTTCACTGGTAAATTCATCTTTATAGAAACCACTGATTGCTCTAGCAGGAATATTTAATTCACCACCACCCATTAAATTAAATGTTACATTCATTTTCTATTGTTCCTATCGTTGATTATTATGGCAGTTGCATATAAGCAAACTGCCATGAAAGTTAATACGAGTAATAGTTGTATATCCATTATGCATACTCCTCTTCAATGTAATCTTTATGCAGATGTAATTTTTGTTCTATAGCTTCTAGTAAACAATCCTCAACTTCTTTCCAAGACGTAAATTCAATACCATGCTCAATACCATTTATGTTTACATAGTAAAGCCTAACGTGTTCGTAATAAGCAACATCATAGAAATTACTATAAATATCATCAGGATTAACCCATTCATCTAAAAGTTTTTGCACCCTCTTCTTGGCTGACATCCTTCTTTTGATATATCTCTTAGGTTCAGGAATAATAACCAAGCTAACATCTTCAAATGGTTTATGTCTTTTACTAAGTCTTTTCTTACTAATAGTTCTTTCAAAATCTGCAAACTCAACATTTGCATCATTAAGACTTTTAACCAAATCTTTTATAGAAGGTTGTTCAGGATGTAAGTGATGTAAGAGCAAACAATACTCAGCAACAAACCTAGCTCCATGCAAATCATTTGTAATACAATGTGCATATTCGTGAAGTAGAACTGAATAAGACCTACCCCATTCATTCCTAATCATTATTTCATTTTGATTAAATGCATAACACTTGCCATGCCCATTTCTAAATCTTAAACGAACTCTACGTTTAAAGATTTTGTTTAGTCTTTTAATGACATCCTGACATTGTTTCTGTGATAAATAACTGTCCTTAATCATCCATGACTGGGAATCTTCCCAGTCATAAACTTTTTGTCTTTGTATATCTCTCATTATGCAACCTTCCTTTGTTGCATTGTCTCTAATGAAGATATAAATGCCTTATCCCAACTAGACCTTTTAATCCTTGTATAACGACTAGGATTATTACCCCAATATCTAGTTCTATATTTAACCCATTTATATCCTATAGATTTAGTCTCAACGATTCTGTATCCATCAAGATAAACCCACCAAAGTTGTTTTTGTTTATTTCTCATTATTTACCCCCTTCTAATTTACAAATCTCTTTCCAAATATAATCAACTTCATAGTCTCTCTTAGCCCAAAGAGCATCTATTTTTCTATCATATTTTTCAAGAGTTTCGTTATATAGTTTGAAAAGTCTTTTCTTTTCAGATTTTTTGTTTTTATAATCCATGTTATTTAACTCCTTATTTTTAATTAACATACTACCCATTTTATATAAAAATATATAAATGTATACAATTATTTTAAATTCTTTTTATTTAATTTATGAATCTTATAAATGCTTTTCTGATACTCAAAATCAGATTGCATATCTTCCCAAATCTCATCTTTGATTTCTTGTTTGATATCAGCATCAACTTTAGTGACTAATTCAAACTCAGACTTCTTAGGAATCCACCATTGATGATTCAATGATTTGTATTCAGGAGATGGTTGACCTGAGTCTTTCCATCTCCATTCAATAGCACCATGTTTGGTATTGCACATTAGGTTCATTAGATTACTCCTTGAGCTTTTAGCTCTTGCTCTGCTAATTCTTCAAATGACTTATTACCCATTTGTGCTTCCCAATCCTTAGTAGTAATCCCTTGAGACATTTCTACATAGTCTTTTGACTTACACCAAATTTTTTCTTTAGCAAACTTATCTGCAAGATTGTTTGGTATTTCTAAAGTAATATCATAATCATCAACATCTAACATACTGTAGCAATTACCACATTCAATGGTTGCACAATCATCAACAAGATTACCTTCTTTAATTTGCTCCATTTGCAACATAGCACTAAAAGAATAAGAACCACCACATGAGCAGTCCTCTATGTGCTTGTTAAAAAATACTTCAGCACTATCTATAGAGTTATGACCCCAAGAATTAATAGTGCCAGTTACTTTAATTTTATTTTTCATTACTTCTTCTCCTTAGTTAATTTAACCTTATGCCCTTGTGCAATTAATCTAGCTCTCTTGCTAGCCATGTAGAATAAGTCGCTAGTCTTGATAGCAACCACCCAGCCTATACTGGGTAGTTGAACTTGTAGTGTGTATCTAGTCATAATACTTGCTCCTTATGTAGTAATTCATAAGCAACATTTATTAAACCATCCTCTGCACGACCTATGTGTGAAAAGACATCAGCATATTTGATTCTAGCTTCTACTGGTAAATCGTTAATATACTTCTCTACTGCTTCATCTAACAATAAAGATATTTCATCTAAAGTTTGAAGTGTTTTGTGTTTTTCTTGTTTTGTCATGTTACTTACTCCAAATTCCAGCAAGTGCTTGCTGGAATTGAGGACATCTAAGAGCTTTTAGAAACTGCTTGTAATGAGCAATAGTCTCATCAATGTCTGAGTCTCTAAACTGAACACCATTAGCTTTATGCTCTTCAGCAACAGCTAACCAGTTCTCATATTTTTTTATTAATTTATCCATGTTATTTAACTCCTTATTTTTAATTAACATACTACCCATTATATATAAATATATATTAATGTAAACATTTATTTAAAAATATTTTAATTTATTTTTCTAGCTTATCTATCTCAGCTTTACACTCTTTCATAGTGTTGCAAGTGATGCTGTTGAACTTCATTGATTGAATAAGACTTTTAACCTGCTCATCAATCTTGCTATTGTGTTCACCCTCTTGCTCAGTGTAAGTACACTCAGAACAGAAGCACTCATTACCATGCCATGCTTTTACTATTTTCTGCTTCTCTAGCTCACCTCTTTTCTTAAGAAAATCCTCTTGAGGTTTAGCAGTCCATAGTGTCATCCTGCCATTCCAATCAAAGTCCTTCTCTATCTTGTAGCCTTTGTATTTATATGCTTTATCCCATTTCATGTTATTTAACTCCTTACTTTTAAAAACATAAGTAAGATTATATATATAAATATATAAAGAGCAAGTATTAAATTAAAGGATTCAGAACTGGTACTGAACTTAGATTATCCAGTGTTTCTTTTAAAGAATCTAACTCCATAGATTCAGTGATAGTTTTCTTATCAAAAGTAAAATAGTTTTGCGATGATGTATTTGCTTTAAACATGATTCGCTTTTCATCTCCATCAAAGAATACAAAAGCTAGAATATCGCAAGTATAGTGTTTATAAGTTTCAGACATTGACCTTGAGTTTTCAGATGCAAAGACAAACTTCTTTTCTTTAGTAGCTCTTCTACTTTTAACTTGCACTGTATATTTAGCGTTGCCAAATTCAACCATTAAATCAGCAGGATGTTTTTCTTGGGTTGGGTAACAAAAGTCAGCGTACTCAAGCAAGAAGGTTTGAACTAATGATTCTCCTAATGCACCAAGTCTAGAATTAGCTTGATGTTGGTCTGATGTTTTTCTTGGCACTTTTACACAAAGCTAGTTTTCTTGAATTCCTAGCTGCTCTATTTGGTGTATCTATTGTTGCGTATTTTGAACGTAAAATTTCTTCAGATGCTTCAAGCCATGCTCCCATCTCCATTAAGGCTCTTGTTCTTCTAAAATTCATCCATCCAGTTATACCCATTTGAAAAGCACAATCTATACATACTTCTTGAGCAAGTGGTGGAAAACTTCTCCATACTTCCCATACCTTATCTAAATTATCTACAACTCTTTGTATATCATTCTCAAGCATGAACATAGCTTCTTCTTCTGATATACCATTAGCTTCAAGATTACGACCTACGCCCAAACTTAAAAAGTTATTTTTGCATTTATAAACATTAAGAGCCAACCCTTCATTCTTGATTAGCATTTCTTTGATGTTGTCGTACATTATTTTGTTAATCCTTTAGTTTTTTCATAGCTTCTCATTCCACCTAATCCTAACATACCCATTAATACAGGCAACATAGTAGAAGTATCAGCTTGAGGTACATCAATGCCAAATGGTGCTAATAAAGGACTAATGAGAAAGTTGACTGCAAAACCTGCAACACATACCCAAGCTGTTGCTGGTCTCCAAGATGATTGAAACCAATTACCTTTAGCTTCTTCTTTATTTACTTCTATTTGTGCTTTTGCAATTTCGTGAATATGCTTTTCAGACATGGTTGCAAGTTCGTGTGCAATCTTTTGTTTGACATCAGCATCAGGAATGAATTTATCTAAGATTTCGCTGATAGGCTTGATAAGTTTGTCTATCATAGTTTAATAATCAAGGTGATAATGCCACTTAATAGTATTAATATCACTGCACCCAAACCACCTTTTATAGACCAATCAATTTTGTTAAGTTTAGCATCAGTATTTGAATCTAATTCTTTTACTGATTCTTCTATCTTTTTTAGTCTATTCCAGTTTTGAGTCCAACGCTCACTGCACTGCACTTCATGTTTATCGAGTTCTGATTGAAGTGATTGTACAGTGACTCTAGGCATTATTCTTCCTCTACTACCTCGACTTCTTCAGGGTTGATAGCTCTATCAAATGATTGGATTACTAAGTTTTTGTATTCATTAGTAATAACATAATCATCGTATGCTTCTTGAAGCCTAGATAACTTTTTACCAACAATATTTAATTTACCAGCAAGTGCCATTTGCTCTTCGTTTAAATCAGAAGCTCTATACTCTTTGCCATTAAATGTAATTACTACTGGTTCTTTATTTTCCATTTTATTCTCTTCTTTACTCATTTAACTCTCCTATAAGTTTATTTTAATTAAATTATATACTAACAAATTAAATTATTAATCTCTTTTAATAATATTAACCTTAAAATTTAAAGCTAATATATCAATATAGCTGTATATTTTATGCATCCAACCATCATCAATTTTATTAGGGGTACAAGCAGCTACAATTGAAGCTATTGTTACTATATAAGTTATTTTTGTTATTAGTCCTGTTATAAAATCCATATTATTCTCCTATTATGGTGTTGCGTTTTCGTTAGCTGTTCTTTTAGCAGCTTTTACAGAATCAGTCCAAACAGTTGTAGCTATGCCTTGAACCTCTGTAGATTCTTCAGAAACATCTGTGTCTGTATGAGTCCAGTTGCCATCTGCATCTTGAACAGAACTTACACATTCTAATGCGTGTCTATGATAAGACCTTGATAGCTCTACGCCATCTTCTTTGATGACTGTAGCTGTTCTTACTTGTATAGTTTTGTAGTCTCCTACAACTTCTATTTTATCTTCTATTAGTTCTTTTGTTATTGCCATTTTTTTCTCCTATATCCATACCTAAAATCCACTAGGTACATTAGTTATTATGAATCTGTGTAGTACACAAAGTTAAAATCTATATCTGTATCATCATATATATTATGTGCTTGAAGATTATCATTAGTACCACCATCTGTACCATTTTTATATAAATTAAATACTGTACTTGCTGGGTATGCAAAAACTTCATCACCACTTACATTAATTTTTCCTCTTGGGGTTAAGGGTATCCCTGCTGAAGCAGTTGCAAAGTTGGTGTTGAAAGGAATTCCATATATATTAACAGAACCACCTCTATCTGATTTATCTGTCAAACTACAATGGCAATGTATATAGACTAATCGTCCTATTTTTACATACTTACCAGCTTGAATATTGTGAACAATACCATTTGAAGAATTTGATATTCTTAATTCAGGAGTCCAAGTACCTTCTTCATAATCGTCAAGCTGATTTGCTGATGCTGTATCTCCATTAAAAGATATGCCACCATCTTGAATTCTTAATCTTTCTTGGTTATTGGTTTTGAAGGTTATGTCATCAGTATATTTTTGATTTATAGTGAATTCGTTTTCACCATAATCAAAACCAACATATGCAGTAACAGCATCACCATCTTGCGAAAATTCAATATATGCATTGTCATATTCACTGATATTATCGCTGTCAGCTTCAAGTCTTAAAACTGCATCACCTGTTGATTTTAAGTGTAAAAGTTGACTTGGATTTGATAATCCAATTCCAGCATTAGTACCATCGAATACAAAATTTGCTTCAGCTTCTAATGTATCAGCAGTATCACTACCAGTAATTACTCTGTTGTTAGCGTTGTTGTTAATGGTTGTTGAAGTGCCACCTGATGCAGTTGTAAATGATAAATTACCAGCACCATCAGTTGTTAGAACCTGACCATTTGTGCCATCAGTCACATTTATTTCTGTAATACCAACTGTATTTGCATCTATAGAAGCTGATAAAGCTACATTACCTGTTCCATCAAAAGAAACTGCTGAAGCTGTAATATCTCCTGAAATGCTGAAATCTCTTGCTGTTTGTAAAGCTGTTGCTGTTCCTGCATTACCTGTAGCTGAAGCTGCAACCACATTTAAAGCATCAACGAATGTTTTTGTAACTCTAGTATCAATAGCACTATTAGCTCTAGCATCAGTATAATAAAGATTTGTACTACCTTCGCTGACTGTATCAGTATCGCCTTGAGTATAAGATAAAACACCTGTTGTTGAGTTATAGGATAATTGTGTTGAATCTTCACTGATAGCAGCTCTTGCTCTAGCATCAGTATAATAAAGGTTAGTGCCTTCACTAAGGTCTGATGTAGATTTAGTTCCTAGTCTAGTATCAAATCTAGCATCAGTGTAATAAAGGTTAGTTCCTTCAGATAAATCTGATGTTGAAAAAGATGATAAAGATACTGTCGCATCTATAGCACCATCACCAGCATCATCATAAACAAATGAAATACCAGTATGTGAGCCATTAGTTACAAATTGACCAGCTACAACATCTTGTACTCTCTCAGTCGTATGATATAAATTTGTACCTTCTGATAAATCTGAAGTAGATTTAAAACTTAAGTCTAAGTTATCTCCCGTTTGTGCATTAACTCTTGCATCTGCTCTATTATCAGTATAATAAAGGTTTGTACCCTCTGATAAATCTGAGGTAGATTTTCCACTAAATGCAGAATCAAATCTTGCTGAAGTATAATAAAGATTTGTTGCACCTTCAGATACATCATCAGTATCTTTTGTGGCAAGCCTTGTATCAAATCTTGCATCAGTATAATAAAGATTAGTTCCTTCTGATAAATCTGAGGTAGATTTAGAACTTAAATCTAAATTAGCACCAGTTTGTAGATTAACTCTTGCATCTGCTCTAGCGTTTGTAAAATATAAATTAGTTGACCCTTCAGAGATATCATCAGAATCAAGTACAACTGCTCCTGTTTGTGTATTAACACTAGTTACTGGTGAACTACCAGCAGTAAAACTTATAACACCAGTTGTGCTGTTATATGAAATATCACCAGTTGCTGATATAGAACTTCTAGCTCTAGCAGTTGTAAAATACTGGTTTGTTGTTCCTTCTGAGACATCATCAGTATCTTTTGTGGCTAATCTAGTATCAAAACTAGAATTAAATCTTGTATTTGTAAAATATAAATTGGTTGAACCTTCTGATATATCATCACTATCTAAAACAACTGCTCCAGTTTGTGTGTTGACACTTGTTACTGGAGATGAGCCAGCAGTAAAGCTAATGACACCAGTTGAACTATTGTATGAAATATCACCACTTGCAGATATAGCACTTCTTGACCTTGCATCTGTGTAATATAAATTAGTTGACCCCTCTGTTAAATTATCGGTATCGTGATTGGATATGCTAGAAACTGTGCCTGTAACATCGCCTTCTATATTAGCAACTAAAGTACCAAGTGAATTAAGTGTTATGTTGCCTGTAGAAGTACCATCTGCTGTAGTTAGTCCTAAAGTAAACTTATCAGCAGACTCATCCCACATAAAGATACCATTATCTTGATTACCTCTATTAATAAGCATACCTGAGTCATTTACAGGACTACCTGTTAATCCTGCATTAAGCTGGAATAAGTTATCTTCTATATCTAGGTTGGTAGTATCAAGTGATGTAAGAGTTCCATTAACTGTCAAATTACCTGCTACTGTTAAGCTATCTGCAATCTGCACATCATCAGGTAGTGATAGTGTTATATCTGCAGACTCACTACCACTTCCTGACACTGTAACCTTATTAGCTGTACCTGTAATAGTTGCAACATAATTACCTGTTGTATCAGTTCCAAGTGCTACTGAATTTGTATCTACGCTTGATGCTTGTATGCCTAGAGCATCAACAAATGATTTGGTAACCCTTGCATCAATAGCTGAATTTGCTCTTGTATCTGTATAGTATAAATTTGTATTTTCAGTTAAATCAGCAGTTGTCTTTCCACTAAATGCAGAATCAAATCTTGAAGTTGTGTAATATAAATTTGTAGTACCTTCACCCAAATCATCGGTATCTTTATTACCAAATGCTGAATCAAATCTAGCTTGCGTATAATAAAGATTAGTATTTTCAACAACTATAGAAGTATCTAATGTTGCAGTTGATGATTGATTAGATGCATTTCCAATAAATATCTTGCCATCATCTAAGTTAGGCGTTGCATTACTTCTACCAGCACCACCCACTTTAATTGAACCAGCACTTGCATGACTTCTAATAACTTTACCTATGTTTTGTATTTGACTAGATTCACCTGTTGGAGCTGTAGTTGTATAAGCACCTGCTGTTGTAGATACATAAAGTATTTGCCCTTCAGATACACCTGAAGTATCTAATTCTTCAATAGTACCAAAGGTAACCACTTGTAATGCAGCATTATCATTAGCATCAGATAAAGCTAATCCAAATGCAGGCATTTTAGAAGCATCATCAGCTTTAGCTTGACCTACTGTTGGCACATCACCTGATACGCCTGATATATAAACCACATCACCCTTGCTTAAAGCACCATCTGCTTTAGCATTAAATCTAATACCACCTTCTAAATCACCAATAAATTCTTCACTTGCTGTAATAATATTAAAAGTAACATCATCAGTTGTAGCTACAGCTTGTCCTATAGCAATACTTGGAGTAGAACCCTCACCAGTTCCACCTGTTACTGTTACACCAGTTCCACCTGACATAGATTCAACATAATCACCAGTTGTGTCTGTACCTAAAGCAATAGAATCAATTTGTGCTGTAGTTGTAATAGTAATATCACCACTACCATCAAAAGAAGCTGAACCTGCAACATCTCCTGATAAAGATATAGTTCTTGCAGTTGCAAGTGTAGTAGCTGTATCAGCATTTCCTGTTAAGTCTCCAGTGACATTACCAGTAACATTACCTGTTAAGTTACCTGTAACATCTCCTGTTAAGTCACCTGTAAATGTATTAGATGCAGTAATACTAACACCTGTAGTAATCCAAGCATTATTAACACCATTTCTTATTTTTAATACATTACTAGATGTATCTACCCATAATTGATGAGCAAATGTAGTTGATGGTTCAGTTGCTCCACTATTGACTGTTGCAATAGCAGATAAAGCATTGTTTAAATCTGCTCTAAAGTCTGCACCTGATTGGTTCGCTATGTTGTAATCGTGTTGTGCCATAATAAAATCCTATTTCATATATCTTAAATCATTCAGGCATACTTGGAAATATTACATCAGCAATATTATTAGCTGACTGATATAAAGATGGTAAATCTCTTAATGCTTGCCTATAGGTTGCCCATTCTTGTTTTTTAGAATCAGATAAAGGACTGTCGTTTACTTGAGTCCAATCTGATTGATTTAATAATTCATTTCTTTTGTTTCTTAATATTTCTAATACATTATCAGTTCTTATAACTGCTTCACCATCAATTATTTTATATTCATTAGGTTGATAATCACCTTCTATAATTCCTTGCGTTTCTAATAAACCTACTTGATTAATTTCTGCAACTGTAGTTGTTGAATGTTCTATTTCACCAGTTTCTAAATTGTATATAGTAAAAATATTCATTATTGCGTATTATCCATCATTACATTAAGTGAAAGCTGTGTATGATTATAACTTCCTGAAAAATATACTCTCCAGTAAACTGTTGATTGTGTATCTGATAAAGTAGTTATTTGTCCTGTATAAACATAAGTATAACCTCTATAAGTTCCAGCACTCCATGATATATTTGTATTACCATTTGCATTAACCCAAGTAGAATTATTTAAAGAATATTGAACCCTACCACCACTTACATCACCAAGCACTCCTGAGAAGATAGCAACATAAGTAGCATTGTTTCTAACTTCAGTTATAGTGACTGGTATAAAAGAAGCATTACTTCCTGTATAAGTTCCTGTTCTTTGCACATACGCTTGACCTTCTCTTGATAGAGGTACAAAAGTTTCAGTTGCTAAATGACTTTTAATATCAGCAGATACATCATCAAAGTGTTTTACATTTAAAACATCAACATTAATTTGTGTACCTGTAATTGTGTTTGCTTTTATATCAACACCACCATCAACAGGAGCATCTGCTACAGTAAAAGTTAAAGTTTCAGGGTCAGATTCAGAATTTAATGTATTAAGTGAGCTTACACTTGCAACATAATCAGTGCCAACTGGTAAAAAGTTTAAATCTACGTTAGTTACATCTACTATTTTATTTAAAACTTGATTGCTAGAACTATCTACAACATTAATTCTATATTGATAATCAGGAAAATCTGTTGGCTCATCCCAAGATAAAAAAGGTCTACCTGTTGAGCTAGAACCTGAATCAGTAAAAGTAATATTAGTCGGAGCTTTAACTGCATAAGCAGAAGGTAAGTTAGCTAATTCTTCTTCAGGCTCTTGTTCAGGCACTTCCCATGTGTAAACATCAAAGTATTCTATTAAGCTAACTGCAACTAAACCATTGGGTTGTAATTCTAATGCTTCAACTCTATGTATATGATTATTATTAGAAGAACTAATACCCAAACCTGCATAAGTTAAATCTACTATATCTCCTACATTTAACTTATACATTTCAGGAGTTCCTAAAAACTGTATGGTTCTTTGTTTTCTACTTCTAGTCAATATTGCTTTACCCATGTTATAAGCAATATATGGGTCAGTTACATAAGGAAATTCAGCTTTTATTTCTAATATTTCATCATTATCATCTGAATAATATTCAGGACTAGCATCATGTAAAACTGTAGCTGTATCTAGTTCGTATTTTTTATTAGCATTAAAGAATTCAACAATAACCTTGTTTGCTTTTTTATCTTTGTTTCCATAGTCAACTGATATGCCAGCATCAGCAATTATGTGGTCATCAGTTATGCTAAAGGTAGAAGTGCCTGTATCTTCTATTTGTAATTCATATTGACCATCAATATAAAGAAAAATACCTCTCATATTAGCAAGAAGCTCTTTAGCATTTTCCATTACATTTTTATTAGCATCTAAATAACCATTTGTTGTAAATCGTTTAACTTTTAATAATGAAGTACCATTTTGTGAAGAATAAGTGCTATTAAAATATGCATTAATAAAAATAGTAAATTCTTTAGTTGAATCAAAATATTCACTTCTTTGTATTTCTTTTATTTCAATTTCATCTAATACACCATTGCCATTTGCATCAAATAAACTTAATACTTCTCCAATTTTATTTTGCCACCAATCAAGATTAGGATTAGTACCTGCAATAGTAAAAAAATCATTACCACTAGTAGCAGACCAAGTTAAAGATTGTGCTGTTCCATTAAAATAAGGCTGGTCAACTAAAGTATCGCAAACATTAGCAGCAGAGCTAAAGGTAGACATATTAATTTGTGATGAAGTTAAACCTTTACCATATTCATTATTAGTAATGTAATCTAAAAAAACTAAAGCTGGATTATCAGAATGTTTATAAGTAGTTGGAGTACCAAACTGTTGATTTGTGTCTCTTGGGTCATAAATTCTTTTACCTTTAACTTGAACTGTTAATTGAGGTATTCCTGAAAACATACCTTCTTTATCGTATTTATAATGTGCTGCTATATAACAAACACCATCTAGTCTATGTGATGAAGTCCAGTTAGGCATAGATGCAACAAGCATTGGGTCTGCTGTTTGCGATGCAGTACCATGATGTAAATTTAAAGTAATTCTATATCTTGCGTTTTGATTAGTACCAAACTGTCCTGCTCCAGCACTAACAGTAGAACCAACCTGAGACACTGTATTTAAAGGCTGATGCCCATTGTAACCAGTTTGATTATTTCTATCTGAACCAACATAACACCCATACTTGAATCTTTTTGGGTCAGTTAAAGGATTGCCATCTAATTCAATAGTTCTATAAAGAATCTCATCACATTCACCAACTGATAAAGCATAAACTACAAATAAATGTCTTGAATCATTATTAGATACATCCATGTAAACAATCTGTGCTCCAACTCTTCTTGTTCCATAAACAACAGGCATTTTGCCACCAGCAGCTACTTTGTTAGCTAATATAGCTTGCGATTGAGCAAGCATATCTTGAGCTTGTCTATAACCTTTAACACCTACTGCAACAGTAAGAACTCGTAGTGCTATTTGAAATCCTTTACTTGTTATAAAATTCCATATTGCAGTACCTATTGCAGCAAAAAAATTACCCATTTACACACCCCACCTAACATCTGCCTTAACTTGAGTTGCAAATTCAAATCCCTTATCACCTGAACTAAATGATTGTTGTGATTCGTCAGAAAAATGTCTGCCTTTAGTTAAATTCCAATTAGACCAATGCGAAGCTACAGTCATAGTTAAATCAGAACTATCAACATTTTCATTTATTGATACATTTCTTATTTGACCTGTAAAAAAGTTTATCGCACCTACAATAGTTTCATCTGTATTAAAGTAAGCTATATAAATTTCTACTGTCTTATCTGTAAATGCACCATCTTGTACTAAAGACCTAACTTGGTCAGTAATATTTGAAAATCCTAGATTTATTTCATCTACTTGTAATTGACCTGTTTCAGTTGTTGAATCAACTGTTAAAAAAGAACCACCAGCTTCATAGCTATTAGAATCATAAGTAACATTAGAATACCAATCAGTTAATCTGATAGTAGATGATAAATTAAGCTCAACTAAAAAAGCTGTCTTAGTTGCTGTTGATGATACTTGGGTTTGTAAAGCAGATGATAAACTTCTAGGCATTAGGTTATAACCTCTCTAACATCAAATGAAATACTGTAAAATCCACTAGCATCTGTTGAATACATTATTTCATTAGATTCAAGATAAACAGTAAAGCTAGGTTTGTTTACAGTAACAGCTTCATTATTTGCTAGAGATGCTACTAGATTTGGTGATATGGTTACTGTTGCAGCACCACCTGATGCATTAGCATCTTCAGATACCATATAAACTTTAGAATGATTTGCAAATTTAATTAAATCTCCAGCTTTTAAAGCTCCTGTTGTTTGTGAAAACCCATCTAAAGCAATAGTATTATCACCTGCTGTATGTGAGCCATTAACCAAAATATCTGTTTCTGATTTACTTGCACCTAAATTATCTAATGGTGCAACTATAGTAAAGTCCTCAAAAGAACCTTTTTGTTTTTGTAAAAATGCAAATACTTCTTGAGCCTTTTCTTGTTGTAAAGGTGGCATTTGCACTGTAAAAGAAAAATATTGACTACCGATTTGTCTGACTTGTTTTTTGCCTGATAAAGTCTGATTTAATAAAGTAGGTCTATTATCTTTAAAATTTATACTTCTAAAATTAGGAGATGTTGGAAATTGTCCTGACATTATACTACTCCCATTTTGCCTTGATTATTCATGGCATTGTTTATGATTGATGTTATCAATCCTTTTCTTGATGCTAATAACTGGTCAAATCCAGCAGCATCTACTGTTGATATATTAAAGTTGACTGTAGCACCCATACTTTGACCTTTAGTATGGTCAATAACAGTTTCATTAGGATGTAATATAGCAGGGAATCCACCTCTACCATCTATACCACCAGCTCTTGCTCCCATACCTGTATAACCACCACCTTCATAGCCAAAAAACTTACCCTCAGTTACATCTAATGATGATTTTGTTTTTTTGCCACCGAATAAATCAAAACCACCTAAAAATTTTCTAAATGGGTCTACAATTTGAGCTATAACTAATTGCTGTATAGCTACTCTTATTAATTGCTCTACAACATAATCTGCAAAATCTTTAAATGCTAATTTACCAGTTTTTAATCCCTCAACTATTGAATCCTCAAATTTTTTCATTGAATTAACTGCTATTGAATCTAAGGATTTCCCAACTTCATCTAAAGAATTTTTATATGCAGTTAAAGGATTCATAGTATCAAACATAGCATCAGCAGATGCTTTAGTTCCATTAGTTAGTTTATTAGTAGAATCAATTAAATCATCTTCTGTAATTTTTAAATCAAGCAATCCATTGGCTAATGCATAAGCCTTATCTCTAAATTCAGTATTACCCTCAATTAATTCATTTGTTTTTATAGCAAGTTTTGCTTGTGCTTGAATCAAACCTATTTCCATTGCTGTTGCTACAGCTTTTGTTGCAGGTAAAAGGTCTATTATTTTTTGTGCAAAATTAGCAAACTTTAAAGTCATGTTAGGCAATAAAGTGTCTAAATTTACTGATAAGGTTGCTAATGATAATTGAAATTCTCCTAATGCTTTTATTGCAGAAGCAACTCCTTCTATAACTGCATTAGCAATATTCATACCCAATTTATCAAAACCACCAGCAGATTTTTGTATCTCTTCAAATCTTTCAGCTATCATTTTTTGCATTTTTTCTAATGCTGGTAAAAAAGCAGTTGTAATATTATCTCTAACAGCTTTTACTTGCATACCAAGTACACCAATAGCATCATTAAATGCTTCAGTTCTTCTAATAACTTTTGTTGATAATATAATCCCTAAATCTTCTGCTCTTTGTATAAATCCATCTAAACCTCTTTCAGATAAATCTTCTATAGCACTAGTAAGTAATATACCCTGTCTACCAAATAAATTTGCTAAAGCTGTAGCCTTTTCAGTTTGTGAGCCTAGCTTTGAAATACCATCTGCTGTTTCAGCTAATATTTGGTCTGTAGTTTTATAATTACCAGCAGCATCTACTAATTCAACATTAATAGCTCTAAATATATCTTGTTGTGTCTTTAATCCTCTTTGAGCATCACCAACACTTCTTGCAAATTTTTCTAATGCTTTATTAGCACCCTCTATATTTGTTCCTGATTCTCTAGCAGCTAAATGAAATGCTTGTATTGTTGAAGTTGCAATACCAGTTCTTGTTGCTGTCTTACCAATAGCATCAATAAAATCAAAAGATTTTTTAACAAGTATACTTAAAGCACCTGCTGTAGCTGTTGCAGCTAAACCAACACCTGCTACACCTTTAGATGCTGTAGCAGCAGCTCCACCAACAGTTTTTAATCCTTTAGTAACTTTATCAAAAGCTGCTTTAGTTTTATCTACTGCTGTTAATTCAAACTTTACTTTTTTATTTGCCATTGTTTCGTTTCTCTTCAGCTAACTCTAAGTAAGCTATCCATCCTTGATATTCTTGGACACTAATTTGTTGAATCTCTTGTAAAGTTTTACCTAGTTTTTCAGCTAGTGCATATTGCACATATAAATTAGTATCCTCTATTAGTTTTTTTTCGTGTCCTCAATAGATTCTTGACCCATAATCTGAGTCGCTATGCTAACTAATATCTCTCTATCAACATGATTCAATAAAGCATTTTTATCTGCTAAATCAAATAGTTTATCTCCATTTTCATCTAATGCTTTGTAAATAAGAACATAAGCCATCATCGTTAAATCATCTTCTTTACTCATTTTATAGAGCTTAGAAGTTTCAGCTAGCGTTAATGGCTTACTGTATATTTTAAGAGGTTTATTCTCATCACCCCATTCAGGCACTTCGATTACTTTTACATCTTGCTCTGCAAAATGTTTCTTTGCGTTATCTATTGCTGACATTGTCTTATACTGTTGTTGATGTTAAT